TTGGAATGAAAGAGATGGTTGAACAAGAAGAGAGCACCTTTGTGTCTCACGAAGCATGTGACGCCTGTGGGTCATCAGACGCCAACAGCCTCTACAGCGATGGTCACATGTTCTGCTTCAGCTGTCTAAAGCACACCCCAGCTGACGGAGAGTATACGCCCAGCGCACAGCCAACTAAGACAGACAGTAGCCTACTATCAGGCGACTTCATGGAACTAAGGTCACGCAAGTTGACTGAAGCCACGTGTCGTAAGTTTGGTTACTTTGTAACTAAAGACAGCAAAGGCGATCCAATACAGGTGGCTAACTACAAGGATGCCAAGGGTAAGACTACAGGTCAGAAGATCAGAACAAGAGACAAGCAGTTTCCTACCATTGGTAAGATTAATGGTCTCTTTGGTATGCATCTGTGGTCAGCTGGAAAGAAACTGGTGGTCACAGAGGGCGAACTGGATTGCATGAGTGTGTCACAGGTACAACAGCATAGGTTTGCTACTGTTTCCGTAAGGAACGGCAGTTCTGGGGCTAAGAAGAACCTGTTGGAAAACATAGATTACCTCAACAACTTTAAAGAGATAATCTTAATGTTTGATCAAGATGAAGCTGGACGTAAGGCCGCCATTGAGTGTGCTGAAGTCTTGCCCATAGGCAAAGTTAAGATAGCTGTCTTGCCACATAAAGACGCCAATGAATGTCTAGTGAAAGGTGAGGCTGGTGCAATCATTAATGCCATACACCAAGCCGCTGACTATAGACCTGATGGCATAGTCCAGATGTCTGATATGAGAGAGACTGTAGCAACTCCTGATGCTGAAAGCCCATTCAAGTATCCTTACCCAAGGTTGAACTTTATGACTAAAGGCATGAGAGGCATTACAACTCTTGTCAGTGGCTCTGGGTGTGGGAAGTCAACTTTAGTGCGCGAAATAGCATATCATCTGCATATGACAGGCTCAACTGTAGGCATGTTGATGTTGGAGGAAAACACCAAGCGAACTTCGCAGGGGTTAGTAGGACTCCACATAAACAAGAACATTGTCATTGATCCAGAAGCCGCGACAGTAGATGAGGTAAAAGCTGGTTTTGATGACTTGGTGTCTAAGGGCGAAATCTACCTCTTCGACCATGTGGGTACGTTTGACTTAGATATAATCTGTTCTCGCATAAGGTACATGAAGCATGGACTTGGCTGTGATGTCGTGTTTTTAGATCACATTTCAATATTGATCAGTTCGTATTCTGGAGCCTCAGACAACGAGAGGGTTTTGATAGACCACATAATGCACACGTTAACTACTTTATGTGTCGAATTGGATTTAGCTCTAGTTCTTGTGTCCCACCTAAAGAGGCCAAAGTCTGAAAGAGGTCATGAAGGTGGCGACAAAGCCCAGCTATCACAGCTGAGAGGAAGTCACAGTCTAGCACAGCTGGCTTGGTTCTGTATCGCCTTGAATGTGGATGAGGAAGACCCCACGTCAGGCAAAAGACAACTTACTATTCTTAAAAATAGACACACTGGTTTTCTCGGTTCAGCCGATACGCTCCAGTACAATTCCGACACAGGCAGACTTATGGCTGTAGACGATAACTTCGGCTTCTAGGCCACCCCAACCCCCAAACATTAGTAAAGCAAAGGAACACGTATGCGTGGAATCTCAGTTACGTCCAGAGAGGCGTTTGCAAACACAGACTTAACCAAGAACACAAGAATGGTCTTTGATGTCATTCAGTCAGCTGGAGACAAAGGGTGCATCAGTGCACAAGTACAGCTGGCACTCAAGCACATGCCATATGGCTCGATCACGAACCACTTCAAATGGCTAAAAGACGCTGGGCTAATCACAGTCATCGGGAAGCGGCTTAGTCCATACGGGCGAAACCAACAGATATTTAAAGCAACAAGACCACTCAATGCACAAGGGGAGCTATTCAGATGAACACCACAGGTACACATGAATACACTATGAACGAATATCAAGCTGATGCGGCCTCTACCATGATCTACAAATGGAAAGTCATCTATCCAGCTCTAGGTCTATCCAATGAAGCTGGTGAAGTCTTAGGTAAGATTAAGAAACTCATTAGAGATCACGATGTAACTTTTGATGGCATAGACACCATCCCAGCGCAGAAGAAAGCTGAGATTGCAGATGAGCTAGGTGACGTGCTTTGGTACATCGCGGCTCTTGCTAAAGACATTGGCATCACCTTGAATGAGGTAGCCGCAATTAACCATGAGAAGCTGACGTCACGCAAGAAGCGTGGGGTGCTTAAAGGCTCTGGTGATAAGCGATGAGTAGGTGGATATGGGACTTAGAAAGCAACGGACTCTTAGACACCATCCACACTATCTGGTGCATTGTCTGTCGTAATGTGGACACTGGCGAAGTCCGTAAGTTTAACCCAGACCAGATCGAGGACGCTCTTGAGCTACTAGCAAATGCTGATGAGATCATTGGTCACAATATAATCGACTACGACATCCCAGCGATACAGATTGTTTATCCTGAGTGGACAACGAAGGCCAAGGTGACTGACACCTTAGTTCTCTCGCGCCTGATACATGGCGACATGTTCAATGAGGATGCTGAACGCAACTTCAGTGTCGCTAAGTTCCCAAAGAAACTCTGGGGAAGCCACAGCCTAAAGGCTTGGGGTCTTCGCCTTGGTGACTTCAAAGATGACTACGATGGTGGGTGGGAAGCCTATAGTGAAACTATGCTTTCATACTGCGTTCAAGATACTCAGGTGACTGATACGTTATACAAGAAGTTGATGAAGACTGAGCCTACTCAGAAGTCTATCGACCTTGAGCATCGTATGGCTTCTATCTGCCGTGAGATCGGTAGCAACGGCTGGACTTTCAATGAGAAGAAAGCTGGTGAACTGTATGCTGAACTTGCACAGAAACGCCATGCCATTGAGGAAGACTTAAAGGAACTATTCCCACCTTGGGAAGTAACCGAAGACTTCTACCCTAAGTCAAACAATAAGACCCGTGGGTATGTCAAAGGTGAACTGTTTGTTAAATCAAAGACAATCTACTTTAACCCAGCGTCAAGGGTACACATCCAAAGATGTCTGGTAGACAAGTACAAGTGGAAACCAAAGCACTACACGCCTAATGGTCAGGCTAAGATTGACGAAACCATCTTGGCTAATCTTCCGTATCCAGAGGCTAAGAGGCTTGCTGAGTTCTTCTTAATTCAGAAGCGGATCGGTATGCTGGCTGAAGGTGCTGGGGCATGGCTCAAGAAGGTCAGTGCTGATGGTAAACTAAGACACCGACTAAATAGCAATGGATGTGTTTCAAGCCGCGCCACAGCGACATCCCCTAACCTACAGCAAGTGCCTAGTTCTGGCTCACCCTATGGCAAAGAGTGTCGTGAGTTGTTCACAGCACCACGGGGCTGGCATATCTGCGGTACAGACCTTTCGGGAATCGAATTGAGGCTCTTAGCTTCCTACCTTCACCCCTATGATGGCGGCGAGTATTCAAAGCAGATACTTGAGGGTGACATACACACCTACAACCAACATGCGGCTGGTCTAGCTACTAGAAACCTAGCGAAGACTTGGGTCTATGCTACGCTCTATGGCGGTGGTGATAGGCTAATAGGTGCTATTGCTGGCGGTGGTGCAAAGAAGGGTAAGCAACTTAAAGACAACTACGACAAGGCTGTCCCAGCGTTTGCTACCTTAAAGAAGAACCTAAAGACAGCGGCATCAAGAGGTCACATTAAGGCTCTTGATGGGCGTAAACTAAGGGTCAGGTCAGAGCACCGATGTCTCTCGCAATTACTCCAGTCAGCTGGGGCAATCGTGGCGAAGCAGTGGGTGATGATGACCTATGACAAAATCAAAGAAAAGTATGGCGACAAAGTATTCATCATGGGCTGGATTCACGATGAAATACAGATTGCCTGTAGAACAAAGGAGATAGCCGAAGATGTCGGATATATCGCTGGAGCAATGGCACAAGAAGCTGGCGTTGCTCTCGGACTTAACATCCCCACAGAAGCAGAATATTCCGTGGGGCGAACTTGGGCTGACACTCACTGAGAAGAACGATTACTTAGAGAACTTAATACTACTCTTTGTAATCATAGACCGAAGTTGGCGTAAGCCATTCACTGTTAAATCAGACTTCGCAAGAGTTGGAGCACTTCACGTTGCCATTGCCGCAAGTGAAGGCTTCATAACCAACCAAATAGATGAGGATAGCTGGGGTAAGCGTTGGTACGTGACCCCTGATGGACAGGATATACATGAAGAAATCAGCAGAACACTTAAAGAAGTCATTTACTCGCCCCATATTACTCATTGATGGAGACCTATACCTCTTTAGATCAGCTATTGCAGTTGAAGAGGAGATAGACTGGGGTAACGACATTTGGTCATTATCAAGTGACCTAAAGGCCGCAAAGGCACTATTCAAAGCAACAATAGATGCCTTCAAGAAAGAGTTAGTTGTAGAAGATGTGGTAGTCACAATATCAGGTCAAAAGAACTTTCGTAAAGACGTACTTGAGACTTACAAAGGTGGACGTAAGAAAGTCCGTAAGCCTGTAGGATACAAAGCCCTCGTTGCGTGGGCTATGGAAGAATACGATAGCATTATGGTGGACTGCTTAGAGGCAGATGACGTCATGGGCATCATGGGTTCTATGCCAAACACCGAGGCTATCATTGTGTCTGATGACAAGGACATGAAGACTATCCCATGTCGTCTATATAGACCTACCGACAATGACCGTCTGGTCATCAGTGACATGGAAGCCAACAGGAACTTCCTCATCCAAGCCCTCATGGGCGACATGACCGATGGTTACGGTGGGTGTCCAAAAGTAGGCATTAAGACAGCTGAAAAGATACTAGGCAACCACCCGACTTGGGACGCTGTTGTTAAGCAATATCAAAAAGAAAACCTAACAGCAGACTACGCGCTAACACAGGCTCGTATGGCTCGTATTTTGCGTTGTACTGACTGGGACGATGAGAAGGGAGAGGTGATACTATGGAAACCATCAAGATAGATGCCGTTAACAAACCGCCCCATTACAACTCAGGTTCAATCGAGTGCATCGATGCTATGCAAGCGATGGCTGATGGCTCACTAGTTTGGGGTCACAATGCGTACCTTTGGCAGAATGCTTTCAAGTACCTGTGGCGTTGGCCTTACAAGAAAAAACCCGTCGAAGACCTCAAAAAGTGCCGTTGGTACTTAGATCGACTTATCAAACTCATTGAAGAAAAAGAAGAAACATTATGAATAATTCATTACCAACAGACTACCAGCAATTCATCCACACCAGCAGATATGCTCGATGGATACCCGAAGAGGGCAGACGTGAAACTTGGACTGAAACAGTAGGCCGTTATATGGACAATGTTGTAAGGCCGAAAGTGAGCCGTGAAACTGCGGCAGAAATTGAAATAGCGATACTGGGTCTACAGATAGTCCCAAGCATGCGAGCACTCATGACAAGTGGTAAGGCTTTATCACGCGACAATACAGCTGGATACAATTGTGCGTTCACACCAATAGACCATGTTCGATGCTTTGATGAGGTTCTCTTTATCTTGATGTGTGGCACTGGCGTAGGCTTCTCAGTTGAGCAGAAGTATGTGAAAAGTTTACCAACGATACCTACACTTAAAGAAGGCGTCTGTGAAATTACTGTAGCAGACAGCAAAGAGGGCTGGGCGGCTGGCTATAGAGAACTAATGTCTGAACTATACGCTGGTAGAATACCAACGTGGGATGTGTCGGCAGTTAGACCAGCTGGTGAAAGACTAGAAACCTTTGGTGGTAGGGCATCTGGTGCTGAACCATTGGTTGAACTGTTTGAGCACACCATTGAAACCTTTAAGGGCAGGCAAGGTGACAAGCTGACACCATTAGACGCCCACAGCATCATGTGTAAAATTGGCGAAGTCGTCGTCGTGGGTGGTGTGCGTAGGTCTGCAATGATCTCATTAAGTGACTTATCGGATGACGATATGAGGACAGCTAAGTCTGGCGAATGGTACATCGACAACCCACATCATGCACTTGCGAACAACTCAGTGGCATACGAAGGTAAGCCCAGCGGCGTGGACTTCATGAAGGAATGGGCGTCACTAGCGGCCTCTGGTTCTGGTGAACGTGGTATCTTTAATCGACAGGCGGCTAAAGACAAAGCCCAGCGCGAGGGTATTAGAGATAGCAGTTGGGACTTCGGGACAAATCCATGCGCGGAGATAGTGTTGCGGAGCCAAAAACTTGAGGAATACACTGATAATGGTGAGACAAAGACTAGGGGCATCGTTGGAACTGGTGGTCAGTTTTGTAATCTTACAGAAGTAATCGTCCGTGCTACAGATAGCACCTACGACATATCTAAAAAGATACGATTAGCTACTATCTTAGGTACAATCCAAGCTACCTTAACTCACTTCCCTTACCTTCGTGACTGTTGGAAAAAGAACACTGAGGAAGAGGCGTTGCTTGGTGTGAGTATGACTGGCATCATGGACTGTGCTCTGACCAATGGTAAAGAAGACAACCTTATAGGTAGACTAAAGATGTGGCGTAGTCTTGCTGTAGAAACTAACGAAATCTTTGCAAAGCAATTAGGTATCAATAAGTCTGCCGCAGTTTGTGCCATAAAACCTAGTGGCACGGTTTCTCAGCTGTCGAATTCCAGTAGCGGAATACATGCGAGGCACTCTGACTACTATATCAGGACTGTCCGTGGGGACAACAAAGACCCACTAACTCAGTTCCTCATAAACCAAGGAGTAACATCAGAACCTTGTGTAATGAAGCCAGAACAAACGACTGTCTTTAGCTTCCCAACGAAATCTCCAGAAGGCTCAGTCACACGTCATGATATGACAGCGATTGAACAGCTGGAGATGTGGTTGACGTACCAACGTCACTACACTTGCCATAAGCCATCTGTGACTGTTTCAGTTGGTGATGACGAATGGGCAGAGGTAGGTGCGTTTGTCTACAAGCACTTCGATGAGATGTCTGGTGTCAGCTTCCTACCAAGGTTTGACCACACGTATGCTCAAGCACCTTATCAGGACATCAATGAAGAACAGTATGAAGTCGCACTGTTTGCCATGCCTGATGCAATCGACTGGTCTAAGCTGTCAGACTACGAAACTGAAGACACAACCAAAGGCTCTCAGACATTAGCGTGTACTGGTGCTGATGGGACTTGTGAACTTGTAGACATCTAAAGTGAACTTTCTTTATGGGTTTGCACTAAGTCTGCACATGGGTCTGGATGGCTCTTACAATGAGTTCCATCCGCACATCAGGCTGTACCAAAGCCGCTTCATAGCTGGGCTTTATTACAACAGCGAAAACAACATCAGTCCATACATAGGATCAAGGTGGTCAAGTGATCTTGGCTACTTTGAGTATGGTGTGGTTGGTGGTTATTTGGAGACACTTCCGTTTGTGAGACTGGGGATAAACATAGACAACAATAAGGCTTTGTTTGTCGCCCCAGCCCTTGAGAAAATCAATGGCAATGTGAAAGTCGGAGCCACCATTGGCTACGAGGTAATGTACTAATTAAGGAGATACAAATGAACAGAGAAGACCTGTTAAGGATACAGCACGAGTCTGTGGCAGACGCAGAAAACAAAGGGATGCGTGAGACATTCAAAATGAGAACCTACCACGCTGGTTCCCAATGGGAAGCACAACAAGCACGCAGAGAAACAGGTGCTATAGGCGGTAAGATGAACGCCCAGCGTCATTTGGTGAGGAAAGAGAGTAACTAATGAAAGATAGTGTAACCCATTGTCCTAAGTGCGTGGTGAAGACTAAAGTTATTGAGACCATCCCCCATTTTAAATATGGCTACCCCTCGAAACGCAGACATAGGCAATGCCCACAATGTGGGATGCGGCGGATGACAGTAGAAGTACCAATAGAGCAGGGGGATAAGTATTTCTCATGTTCACAGTCGAAATAGAGTCTGACTATGTTAAAGTTGTATCTATAGACCCTGATGGAAAGTTTGATGATGTAGAGATGTATCTTGAGGACGATGGCACAGTGTTTGTCAGGCAGTTCTCTGATGAACTCAACGAGTTTCAGCTTCTTGCAATCAACTACAAACAACTATTAGACCTATTGGCTTCTTTAGATGCACATGATGGCGTTTATGTAAGTAAGTTGGGTGGAGTGCAGGGAAGTCATCTCAAGGATGTCTAGCTACTGCACTCCGTTGTTACCTAAGTAACGCACGTACTATGCACTATACAAAAGCATATGTAAATGCTGGTGTGTCAATATGATTCCAAAAAACACAGATCGTTACCAAAAGTCGGGCGATCTGTGTTTTTTGTTATTCTTCTACCATTTTCATAGCCTGATGGAGTGTCTCAGTGTTTCTTCTGCTCCATCCTCTACCAAAGTGTTTGTAGTCGTCTAGTCCTTCATAGAAGGCTTGTCTGACTGTGTAGACGTAGTCTATTATGAACTTAGGGTCTTTCTCCATTATTAGACCTAATGTCTGATTACCTATAGCTCCATCTTGAGTAGCACCTACTGCTCTTTGTACTGCTTTAGATGGTCTACTTTTTCCAGAATTCACACACCAGTCCAGAACTGCCCAGTCTAAGCCCGATGGAAGTGAGTCAAAGCGAATAGGATCAGCGTAGTTCTTGCGGTAGATGGGGGCTACATCATCAGGCGTAAGTGCCTTCATGACTTCTATTGGTGCTGGCTCTCCAGTCCAGTCAGCGTAGACCCTTGAGGTGACACCAAGCATAGTTGAGCCTTGGTTCCCATGTCCATCTCCAGCGTTACCTTTGTCACGTTTATCTGCCGTGAAGCCCCCTTCGTGAGCCAAAAGCATCTCTAGGCACTTATCAAAGTTACTCTTCATTTCTTAAAGCCTTTCATGGTTCTTACGCCAAAGCTGGCGGCAATAGACGCATACAGTGACCATTGAAACCACTGTGGAGCGGCCTCTAGGTTGGCAAAGCCTTCCTTCATGTATGGCTGTAGAGGTGGAACAAACGAGCAAGTGACAATGGCTATGAAGCATACAGTCCACGCCTCGTCTTTCCAGCTGTTGTCACTAGCTTTGATAGCCGCTTGTTCCCAGCTGATCTCACCAGTAGCAATCTTCATCTTAGTTTCGGCTTCAGCCTTCTTAACGACAGTCTTTGAATCTATGACTGCACCAGCTAAGTCAGCTACCTTGCCTAATAATCCTAGTCCTAGCATTAGTAATCATCCTTCTTTTTGATGTTAGTAAAACCAAAAAACGCTGTTACTATACCGACAACTGCTATGCAGTAAGTAGGGGCGATAGCTGTGAGGTTTTCAGAGGCTACTGTTTGCCCAACTACGTTACAACCAATGATCATCACTGGGTAAAGCAATAGTCCAGCTAATGAGAACCACACCATCTTACGCTGTTGATCTCTTTTACTGTTTTCATCTTCAATTTGCATTCTCTTGTCATCGAGTAACAGCTTGTCCCATTCGGTTTTGTCTATAGCACCACTGCCATCAACATCTGCTTTTTCAAACTCTGTCATGTATGTAATCCTTAGTTTAGTGGATTGTTGGCGAGGCTATCGTAAGCCTTCCAAATGTCGTCTATTTCAACTTGGTATTCGTCAAGTTTATCACCCAGAGTATCAGTGATGCCAGTCGATCTCTCAACCTGACTGCGTAAGTCCAACAAGTCTTTCTGTTGTTCCAAGATCGTTTGCATCTGCGTACTAATCGTTGATAACCTCGTGTTAAGACCACGTACATCATTGTCTGCTACCGCCTGTTCTAGTGCTTGTATGCGTGAGTTGAAGTCTGTAGCTCTGACGTTGAACATGTCAGCTTCAGTCGTCACAAGATCAATTCCAGCTTCCACGTCATAGAAGCGATTGAGGGTGTCATACCCATAATAAATACCGCCACTTAGTGCAGACAGTATTGGTAGTAGGACGGCTATGTACCAGCCTTTAAAGCTGAAGCCGCCTACTTTTAGCTCAGTGTCTTCCATTGTTTACATGTCCTTGATTGGTGTGCCGTGCTGTTGCATGTAGGTATTTGCACCATAGATGGCTGTAGCATCCTTCATGTCATCTGTTAGATAACCAGACCAACCAGTGCCATTGCCAGACCATGTGATGACAAACTCATCGACATTCTGCGTGTACGTGATAGCTGTGTAGTTACCAGCGACTAGATTATTAGTAGCTGTATAGCTGTCTATAGACGCTGTTAGATCAGTGTTATTTGCCGCCGCCATAAATGCACCAGCTTGCTGTGCGTACTTCTCGACGTTATCGACTGCATCATTGTATGTAGCAACTTCAGACGCCTGTATGGAATACTCGTCTGTCTGTAGCATACCTTGTAGTGCTACCTGTTCTGGCTTCGTGTCAGCTTCAGCCGCGACTGCGGATACTGTTGTTGCTGTAGCCAATATAGATGTTGCTGATGTCAGTAGGTCAACAGCTAGTGTCAGCTGGTTCATTGCCGCTGTGTGTTCTTGGGTGAACAACTGTTTGGCATCTTGTGCTGTAGCGTAGTCGTGTGCAACTACTTTGTCTAAGGCCGCCTCGTATGCGATGAACTGTGCTGTTGTTATCTTACCGCCATCAAGTGCATCGTCGATGACCACACGACCTACTGTTGCGTATCCGACAGCACCATTACGCAACTGACCACTTGCAAGTAACCTGTTGTTGATGATGTCAATCGTTCCCTTTAGTTCCGTTATCTTCTGTGCCCCTGTCTGACTGTATGACGGGGGTTGGTATGACTCTGCGTGTACTGCGGAACCGCTGACTAAGAGTGCGGCTGTCGCTGACAACAGTAGCTTTTGCTTTTGTTTCTTCATCACTTAAATCTTCTCCAATTCTGAGCAGAGTGTCCCAGAATACTTTGTTAGGCTCATAGCCAATAATGTAGACATCTGGGTGTTCTCTGTATTTATCTATTGCCGCTTTACCCATTAGGATTTTACCAGTGACCACATCCATGATTGGACAGGGTGTGCTGGCTAACATCATGCTACGGAATACGTTGCCATCTGGCGAACTACACAGGACTGATATGGCTGAGACTTGTAGTCCCAGTCCTCCGATTTGCTGTGGTGTTCCTAGTAGTCTTGCGTTCTTGCGGCGGTTACAGTGCTCATCCTGTTGCATACTGCCTTGAGAGAAACCAAACATTGTCATTTGGATTCCCGATGTTGTGGGTAGGAGACAACTATCGTTACCACCACCGCCCATAACTGTAGGGGCAATAGAGGACATTACAGGTGCGGCCTGAGAAGCCCCAGCGGCATTGTAATTGTTGGTTTCGTTAGTTGTCGCGTTGTTACTATCGACTTCACTGTCTTGGTAGTTGTTACTGAAGTCTCCATTGATGTCGTTTGCATACGCTGAAGTTGTCAGCAGTATTAATATAGGGGTGAGTAGTTTCCACATTCTTCAACCATAACTTTCTCTACTTTGTAATCTTGGCACATCAGCTTCGTCGCCGCATCCTTGTGACCAATATAGGCCAGTGTCTGTGCGTTTAGATTACGTTCACAGACTGTATCTCCCATAGGACATGAGGACGGAAATGCTATCGGAGTGTCTACATGAATTTCGGGGATACAGGCTGTTGTTAGTGATAAGGTTGTCAGTGCTAGGACAAGCCTAGTCATCGCGGTCTGCCATCTTTTCGACTGATGTGCGGATGTGTTCTATGTTCACGTCTATCCGTGCCATAGAGACAGCTTGCGATTGAACCATCTGTTCTACTTTAGATATACGTTGTCCGAACTCAACGATGTCTGTCTGGTTTTCTTGGATGTCTGCCATCATCATGGAGACAGTCCATACGATTGCTCCAGCTTGTGTGATGAGGCCGAGTAGTAGGGTTACAGGGACACTCTTGGCTATGTGCCAGCCATCAGTAGTGTCTGTCATCAGTCAGCATCCGCAATAGTCAGAGTACCAGCTTCGACTTGCTTGAGTATCTCTGCGTAGTGCCTGTTGGCTGGAGCTAGTGGGACTGACATCTCTTGTCCGTCTATTGTGCAATTTACACAACAGTTTACATCACTAGAGTTTTTACCATATTGTGCATTTGTAATTGTCATATTATTTTCCATGATTATAACTCCGCACTAAGGCTTACTATTGCCGCTTCAACTTTTGAAAACACAATGCCACCTTGCCCTGCCGTACCACTGACTTCAGTGTTGTTGAAAAGATTAACTTGCCTTGGATTTCCTGCGCCAGAGTCTATGCTTATACTATTAAACGCATCTTGCGCCCCATTCCTACTAAAACCATAGTAGTTTGTCCCTGCAACACGTTCTAAGGTAGGCTCAGTTCTCATTTCAACTTCCATTTTATAGATACCTTCTAGAAAAGTAGAATTGTGCATTACGCCAGTCATTATTGCTGAAACATTAATACCACTTTCTCCTCCTGCGATTCGTTGGAAGTATCTTTTGCAAGCTAAAAGTTCATCTCCGTATGACCTATGCTCGAATGGAGTAGCAGTGTCGCCGTGTTCCCACTGAAGTCCCGTGATGTCTAATGTCCATGCGGCTGTAGAAGTTGATGAATCTTGACCAAAAAGAACTGAACCAAAATTTCCAGCACCAACTGTTTTACCTGTAATTGAAGGCATTACAATATCAAACTCAAATCTTTGCCATGTGCTAGTTACAGTAAAACTTTGTGCAGATGTATATACGTCAGCAGAACCACTTGAACCAAAAGCCTGATGGAATTTAACTGCGAGAACATCTGCACCAGAGCCTTTGGCATAGAATGATAGCTTCATTGTACCTACAAATTTAGATACATCTTCTGTTCTATTCATTAATATATGATTATCGTTTCCTGCGGTACATTCATGGCGTAAAAACTTTGTAAACTGTACAGGTAAACCTGTTTCACCGCCCACTGTAACTGTTTGTTGGCTTTGATTGTATGTACCGCCAGAGCCGTTTACACGAATTCTATCTACAGTTTTATACCCAGTAGCTGTCTGACTACTTACGCTCGTTGATCTTTGGCTAATAGCCATTGAACCATTGATTATCAAGTTTCTGTTCGACAAAGCCCCTGCATCATAAGCATCATTGATCTCATCTAAGCTAGTCTTGTTGCCTAAGTCGGCTAAGTCTCTTGCTTTAGTCATTGGCTACTATCCTTATTTATATTTCTTGTGCATCCATTACAGTCTGGTATGCAGTCTTCACTGCGTCTGTCCAAACTGCATTGCATATTGCTTGTACTTCGGTGGACTGATCACTGATGTCAGTGTCTGCCCATGTATCACCTGATTTAGTTGAGCAAGATAATGAGTGACGATGGAATGATCTGCTGATCTCTGTACCATCTCGTGCAATAACCGTAGCTGTACGAATCTGCACATGCTTGTGATCTCCTACGACTTCAATCTTATCTTCTACTTGTGTTTCTGTTAGTGCCATATTGGCCTCCTGTTTTTATCGTGGCGTTATTGCCACCTGTCCGACCCAATCTCTGAGAGGGTTATGAGTTTGTTTCGTATGTTGCACTACATATAATATGACCTGCATCTACAAATGAACCTGCTACACTTTCATCGTTGTTTTTAAAAAACTGTATATAGGATGTTCCAGACCCGATCCTAGTATGTAATCTATTAAGGTTGCTGTTAGCTGTTGATATATTTGCAGTACCAACTACATAAGTAGTAGATGTAAATGGTAGTCCTGTAATTGCGGCGTGTCCAGCACCCCCACTGGTGTTTGTAGAGTTTACCCAGCACCATATTGTTACTGACTTTCCAATCTTTACATAAGTTGCGTAGGTTATACTACCTATAGTGAAATTACTACCTACAGGAGTCCATGTACCCTCTTCATAATCTTCCAGCTTATTAGCCGACCCAGTGCCACCGAGGTATACACCGCCTGATAGGTAGAGGTCTTTGAAGCGAACTGTAGGTGCGCCTAAATCAGATGTGCCATCTTGTGGTGCGCCTCCAGTGTTTGCAGGAACTGTACCTCCATCAGAGAAATATAGACCTTTGGTATTTCCAGAACCCCCTGCAATATAAAGATTATCACTTGCGGCTACCCCAATACTACCTACAGATGCGTTGGCTTTGCGAAACTCTATGTGCGTTCCATCTGAGGCTTCTCGATTTAATAACACTAAGCGGTCAGCGGCATTAGTTCTATTATTTGTAAAAGACATAAAATGATCAGGTATCACTCGAAGTCCGTCAGCAGTACCACTAGAGGATGCCATACCCACCAACACATTCTCTGAGCTATCAATCGTGAGTGCTGTGGCGTTAGCATTGTCGTCAATGCCTTGCGAGGTGAACGCACCAGTGACTGTGAAGTTAGTTGCACCTGTTACATTAGCTGTATCAAATGCTGTGTAAGCAACAACCTCTAGGATGTCACCTGTAGCCGCACCTGATGCTAAGACAACATCTGAGCCATTCGTAGCTGTATAATCTGCGGAAGCTAACTTAACTCCATTGAGATATACGTCTAGGAAGTTAGGAGTGTAGCCACCTGTAGCAAACGATGTCTGCCCAGATGTAGCTGTGAAGCTATCCCTTGTCTGGGTAGCCTGTGGTACTGGCTGTGTGCCTATGTATCCTGACATGTGTTAAGCCTCCAATGCTTCTACCCTAGTCTTTAGGGATGCTATTTCTGTTAATGCTTCTTGTAGTGCGGCTGTAAGTAATGGCACTAACTTGCTTTGGTCTATGCCTTGGTAATCAGGAACACTACGAGTACCCATGACAGCTTCAACTGCGGCTGTTAGTTCGTTACCATCTTCATCATAAGTAGCTTCGACTGCTGGAGTTACTTCGTACTCTTCGTCTTTCATTGCGTCTTTAGTGCCAGTGATTGCTTCTGGTACTACTGTTGCAACTTCGTGAGCTAAAAAGCCATCTACGAGTGTATTAGTATCATCGTCTATAAAGTTAAATCGTTTAACATCTAGTTGGTTAACTCTTGCAGATGCACCTGTTAGGTCTACTACGTTTTCTTTTAGTCTGTAGTCTGATGATGTGTTGTAGGATGTGGCTGAACCCGACCAAGTTATAGTACCAACTGACGTATTGTCCACCCTGCGAAAAACAAGGCCATAACCCCCATCGTTGCCGTTACGGAAAGTTGCACAATGATGTCCATTGCTACCAGATATTTGCAACTTACCAGCGCCAGATGTCTCTGTAGTTTGACTTACCAACAAGTTGCCTGACGAGCTGATGCGCATACGTTCTGTTGATGTACTTGTTCCAGCTTGGTTAGTGTGAAGAGCCATTGTCGAGCCGTTAGCAGAACCTTCTGCGTAACCAATTATTTCTACATATTTAGCAGCAGTTTCCGAGATTCTTATTTTTCCTCCACCAGACTTTAAAACTTCAAGGCCAGCATTTGGACTCGTAGTCCCAATACCAACTTGGCCTGAGTTGTCGATGCGCATACGTTCTGAGCCAAAACTGTTTTTTGTTGTTGCTCCTGTTCTAAAAGATAAATGACCACTGCCTGTGTTATCAATACTGACATTTGTAGTTGAACCACCAGATTCACTTGCAAGAAATATTGGAACAGATGCACCTGAAGTTGTGTTTGTGTTGTGAAGCAGTATTCCTGTGTTTACTGTTGATGCTTCAATATCCAACTTTTGAGTAACACTACTCGTCCCAATGCCAACGTTGCCTGACGAGTCTATGGTCATAGCTTTTGTATATGTTCCATTAACTTCTGCGGTATTACTAGCAGTATAGTTAAATGACATCCCAACGCCACCAGCTGAGTTTCTTTCGGATTGTATTTTAGCACCACCCGATGTACCATCTCTAGTAAACTCTAACTTTGCATTATAAAATGAGCCTGACAGAGGGTTTTGAATTAGTATGCCGTCAGTGCTAGACCCACCGCTTACGTGTAGAACATCACTAGGCGAACTCGTACCAATACCAACATTAGAACCACTAACTGTTATTACACTGCTAGGATCATTTACAAACTCAGCATCAGCTTCAGCTTCCGTGTATCCATCAACAAGTGTGACAGATGATTTACTTCCTATATATCCAGCCATATTATGTTTGCTCCAGTACGCTCACGATCACATCACAAGATGATGCAGTGTCAGATGTTACGACAACTGTGTCTGTAGTCTCCAAGATGATCTTACCATCCAAGACTGATAGAGCCGACCCAGAAGGTATCGGCGCACCTTTGATGACGTATGCCCCTGCCGCTTGGACATCCACTTTGATCTGTGACGTTGTTCGGTTTGCTAAGTTACACCCAATCATTACTGAGGTAGTTGCTGATGGGACTGTGTATGTTG